AAGACAGAAGGATTAAGTGAAGGTAAAGATAAACCCGAGTTTGATGTTAAAGGAGGAGGTTTTGGGTTAACTGCATTCAAAGGTATTATAGTTGGTGCATTAGGTTTACTTGCTTTAAAATTTAAAGATGAGCTTCAAACATTAATTAATGTTATAAAATTTCCTAAAATATTAGCAGGTTTGTCTAAAGTTGCTACTGTGTTTACTTTTGGTTTTGTTAATATATTAAGTACAATAAAAAAATTAAAACTTGTTGCAGGTTTAGGTGGTGCTGGACCAGTATCTAGATTCCTTGCTTTCTTTGGTAAGTTTACAACACAGATAGGTAAGTTTGGATCTATTTTAGCTAACACGTTTAAATTTTTAGGTCCAGTTTTAAAAATTTTTAGTAAACTAGCTTTACCACTAACAATTATTTTTTCATTGATAGATGCAGTAAAAGGTTTTATAGAAGGATATAAAGATGGTGGTATAATAGATGGAGTACTAACAGCTATAGGTAGCGTGTTGGGTGGATTAGTTGGTTTACCATTAGATTTTATTAAAAATATATTTGCATTTATATTAGAAAAATTAGGTTTTGATCAAGTAGCAGAAGCTATGAAAGATTTTAGTTTTAAAGATATGATTAAAAATGTATTTGGTGGAATAGTTGATTTCTTTGCAGCAATTCCTAAATTTGTTGAAAAAGGATTGAGAGCTCTTGGTAAAGCAGGAAACTTTATCGCAGATAAAATTTTTGGTAAAGATAAAGATAATGAAATAGCAAAAAGAGAACAAATACAAAAAGATGCACAAGAAACGATTAATAAAGAAAAAGGTAGACAACAAGAATTAGATGTAATAGAAGAAGCTGTTGATAAATCAGAACGACAAAAAATGAGTCCTGGTAGACAAAGAAGAAGAAAAAGACAAATTCAACAAACTAAAGCTGCATCTGAAAGAAGGCAAGTTGCAGCTGAAGATGAACAATTTCAAGCTGCAAGAGAAAATGTTGCACTTAAAAAAGGTGCTGGAAAAATGTCATTAAAAAAAGTTGCTCTTGCTATAGCTTCTGGAAAAATAACATCTGTCGAACAAGCAGAAGAAGCTATTGGAAGAAAATTTACACCTAAGGAAAAAGATATTTTAACAAGTCAATTACAAAGTGAAAGAACTATATCAGGTGATTTAGAGACATTAGAAACAGAACAAGATATTGTAGCTGATGTAATGGAAAAACCAAGAAGGAAAAGATCAAGATTCAAAAAAGCAAGAGAAGCAAAATTTGCAATAGATGTAGTTAAAACAAAAGTTGGAGCTGCTTTGGATGCTCCAGGAACTACTCAAGCAACAATAGAACAAGGTAAACTAGTTGAAGGAAAGACACTAGATGAAGTTGGTGATCCTAAAGCACAGTTTGGAGTAAATGCACCTCAAGATAATTCAACAACTGATAATAGTCAAACTACTAATAACAATAATGTAACAAATAATAATTATGGTGGTGGTGATGGTCCAATGAATACTTCAAATCCTGATGGCACCTTGTTTGGTGCCACCAAGTATGCTACTGCCGATCTTTAATCGTTAAGCATTTTCTTAAACATATCCATATCAGCATCATCTTCTTCAGGAGCTGGAGCAACACTTTCTTTAGGTGGTGTTACTGATGGAGTAGGTTCTGGTGCAAGCTCAACATCTTCTGCTGTTACATCAGATGAACTTGTCATAAGAACTTTGTTTAACTTAGCTTCTAACTCTTGATAAGTTTTAAAGTTACTTGGATCAATAAACTCATTCAAAGAATATTGACTAGCCCAAACTTGTTCAACCTTAGAATCGTCTTCATCTAACTTTCCAGGCTTCTCAAACTCAGACTTATCATAGTTTCTATAACCTTCTAAGTTACGAATCTTAATCTTAAAGTTTGCACCTTCCCAAAAGTCAAATGGGTTCAAAGGCTTCTCATCTTCGAACTGTGGGTTCATAGCTTCATTAAGTTTATCAAATATCTTCTTACCATATCTAAATAATTTAACTTGGCCATTATTCTCTGGATTAGATGGATCGTTAACAATATAAACATTACTAATGTATAGTAATCTTCTTTTTTGTTTACGAGCTTGATCTTTACCAGCATCATCTCCTCTGTTCCATAACATATTATTATGTTTAGTTACAGGATCATCTTTACCTAATGTAGTTAAAGAGTTTTCAATATACCATCCACCAGGACCTTGAAAGCCATGGTTGAATATTCTAACCCAAGGAATATCTTCTCCTTTAGCAGCAGGTAAAAATCTAATAACAGCATAACCGTTACCAGATGCATCTACACTTGGCTGCCAAAAGCGTTCATCTTTACCTCTTTGTTCGTTAGATGTTAGCTTATTTGTTTCTTTAAGTAATGCGTCCAGACTGGACTGTGATGAGCGTTTAAGCTCTGCAAATGATTGTGACATCTTATCTCCTTATATTGCATTGTATTAAAATTGTCCACGTTATTCATAATATAAAACTATTTATAGTATAATGTATTATCTATGTTCGGTCAACAGTTGTTTTTGTTCATTGAGTGCAGTTTTAAGTTCTTCTATAATTCTTTTTTGTTTCTTAACTTTACTTCTTAACATTTGTAGTTCACCAACATATGCCTCTACTTCATTGTTCATGCAAACACCTTTCTCATTATTTGTTTTGCTTTGTTAGTATCATATTCAATAAATGGACTATACTTATCCATACGTTTTTTAAACTCTGTCCAAACTGGATCATCTAAAACTTTATTCCATCTTCTTGAATAGTTTAAAGTCTTATCTATAATGATCATAGTTTCAACAAAGATATCATTTCTTAAAACACATTGAAGTAATATTGGATGTCCATTCTCCATAACAAATAAACTATTGAAATCTAAATCTCTATCGCTATAATATTCTTTTAGAAACTTTAAGTCTTGTTCAAAGATATAAGAAAGTTTAATCTGTCTAGCTTTCCATTCATTATAAACAGATTCAGCTTTTTGAGTTAAAACATTTCCAATCCAAAAGTCTTCACCATCAGCAAAGTTACTAACGAATAAATCTCTTAGATCATTATCTTTATATTTTCGTTGAAGTTTAGCAAAGAAGAACTTATCTTTTCTTTTAAGAAAGCTATCTTCCTTAGCATTCACCTTACCATTATATTTAAAAAAATCATAACTTGTTGTAAAATGATTCTTAACTGCTAAGTAAAGTTTATAAGCATTGAAACCTTCATATATGTTCTTCATCTTTAATAAAATTTAATTTTGTAGCTTCTTCTTTTAATTGTTTCTTTATCTTTTGGTTAACGAGTTTAGCAGCACTTTCTACTTCTAACTGATTCTTATAACAATAGTCCATGATTGCATCCATATAAGTTATATCTTTTTCTTCTACCATATCAGTAATAATTTTACTGAACTTAGAAGTTGACATTATATTATGCATTCATTTTTCCAACACTCCTTCTCTGAATATCTTCAGATAAAAGTTCTGGCCAGTATATCTCAAAAGCTATGGTATCCTTATTTGCCTTGAATAAATGATACTCACCTGGTTTGACTGCCATGAAGTCTCCAGCATACAAAATAGTTTTGTCAACTAACTCATAATCATTTTTATAAACATGGATTTCCATTTCACCTTCTTCTATGAAAAATCCATTCCACTTATGCGAGTGTTTATGTGTACTACATTCACCTCCAGCATTAACTTCAATTCGGTGAAACTCTACAACAGGATTTTGAAGTAGAGCTCTTGTCTCACCCCATACTTTACCAGCTTTCAATTTATTCCCTTTCTTTGTAAAAAATATGATCTTCGTGAACTACTGTTTTAATCTTTTCTTTTGCCCATCTTGGTTTAACATAATAAGCATGATAGAAAAGAGCTCCATCAGTAACATCTCTCATAGTATACTTTGATAATACTTGATGGGCAACAGCTAATGCAATATTATAAGATTCAATGTCTGTTATGATATCTGCTTTACCATCACAGTACCAACTAAATTGACATTTATGTTTTAACGGTACTTCTTTATCCATTTTTTCTTTATACCATGTGCTGAGTTGTGCTTCGTATACAACACCACAAACAGTATTAGGATAATCTGGACTTTGTACTCTATTCATAACAACCTGACTAACAGCAATCTGTGAAAGTACAGATTGGTTTCTTGCTTCAAAATAAGCATTCTTAGCAAGACATACAACACTTTCTTGTTTAGTGTTGTCTTCATAAGACACATTGTGTGTCGTATCAGCAGCATACATATTGTTAATAGTATTAAGATGTTCGCTTAATAGTCTAGGTGGTTTTTCGTCCCCTCTCGGATCTTCGGGATATTCAATTGTAATGATTTGCAATATAACATAAAATAATGCAAATGCCATTAACCAATTTGGTATTAGATTTCTCATAATGCCTCCTTTTAAGTCGCAATATTATTTAGAATTATATTTTAATTGATTTTGTGTTATAAGTCAAGCTATTTTTCTGAACTGCATCCACACTTTACTTCATAATCTTTGACAGCAGCTTTGATAGCATCTTCTGCAAGAACAGAACAATGGATCTTAACTGGTGGTAGCGCCAAAGTTGTTGCAATGTCAGTATTCCTAATTTTTGTTGCTTCATCTGTAGCTTTTCCTTTAACCATCTCCGTTATTAATGAACTGGATGCAATAGCTGAACCACATCCAAATGTTTTAAATTTAGCGTCAGTAATTTTATTAGTTTCAGGATCTACTTTGATTTGTAACTTCATTACATCTCCACAAGCAGGTGCTCCTACTAATCCAGTACCGACGTTTGGATCCTCTTTGTCCATAGAACCGACATTGCGAGGATTCTCATAATGATCTATAAGTTGTTTACTATATGCCATGTAAGTATTTATTTAAAAGATGTGGGCAGATTCAATCCTTAAAGGAATTATACTCTGCCCAAACTTTGGTATTACTGCTCTGCGCAGGCGTAAGAGTTGATCTCTAGTCCTACTGAAATCTCAGTAATTTGAGGTTTTGTCCAAGCCATGATTGCTCCTTATATTAAATATTAATATTTGATTTGAGCCGGTTGCCTAAACGACCGCGGACCTCATACCATTATGTATATAACTATACATCATTGTACCTTAATCTACGATTAATAAACCGTTAAGAAAACTGCGAAAATCGTTAAGAAACATATTTTTTTTTATTATCATACAGAATTATTATTATTTATTTCATGAATATTAGCTCATTAGATTAAGTCTTTGTACAAAACCATATTCATGTATCATGTTAAATTTAAAGTCTTTGATAGTTTCTAAGTCTCTTACAAATATATCAGAAGGACATATAGCATTCTTTCCAGTTACATCTGGTTCAAATACTATAGCAAGTCCAGGATAGTATTTTATAAACACTACATGATCTTTATTTGTAAGTACTTCAATCCTCATTTCATCCACTCTTTAAGTTTATCAAGAGGTTTCATGAGTGGTCTATATGCACTCATTATAAGAGCTATATGATCATCTAGCTTCTTTTCTATCCTATCTATCTTCTTTTCTATTTTATCAATCTTATCCATAATTTGCTTTGGTGGGTAATCAGACACTAAAACTTTCTCCACATCCACATGAAGATTTAGTCAATGGATTATCTATCTTTAAAAAACTACCCATAAGTTCTTGTACATAATCTATAGTGCTACCCATAATATACATTTCAGAAGTTTTGTCAACAGCTAATTTTATATCATCTCTAATAGGAAATAAACTGTAACCATCAATAGGTTCTTCTGCATAGTCCCATTTGTAACTAAAGCCAGCACAACCACCACCAAGTACTCCAAATGTAACTATCTTCTTATTATTCTTTACAGCTATACTGTAGATATAATCTTTAGCAGAATCAGTAAGTGTTATCATATTCGAACTCATTTCCTAAATTATCTTTTGCATATATTTTAACATGTTTACCTATTGTATGTATAGGCATCATAAAGAAAACATCTTGTGCGATACCTATAGTACCATTATACTCCCAAACTAAATTATCGTCAACCCACATTTTAACATTATCAATATATTCAGCAGGTATCTCTGTTCTTGTTAGTTGATTAAACTGCATTCCTGAAAAATTAGGATGCCATATTTTAATCTTTGTCCAACCATTAGATTGTAATAAGTTAATTGTACCGAATGGTTGATCAGAAGTCAACACTGGTGGTGCTGAACAACCTCCTGCTGCTTTTATATATTGTTTGTTATATCTTAATGCATCATAATTATTTTCTGATATAACTCTTAGATCTGTATATGCATTTACTCTTACATTAGTCATAATATGTGGTACCATTTCAAAGAATTCAAATGTAGCACAACATGGTGTAGGGTTCTCGTCTATAACTAAAGTTAGTTTAGTATAGTCTGCAATACCAGGTGCTCTATCATATAATGATATCTCTACTCCAGCTGGATCCAAAGCTCTATATGGTGCTGTTATTAATATACTATTATCATACCATACAGTTTTATCTCCAACTACTTCATCTTTTAAATATTCATCCCAAGTTGACTTTGCATATGTCTGAGCTGCTAATAAACATGCTATTGCGGCAGCTGCCATAATACAATACATAAACCATCTTAAAAACCAATCTGGTTCTCTCATTTACTTCTCCAATCTCTTTTATCGCCTCTCGGCTGAGTTACTTGTTTCATACACGTATGATCACTATGTGTGGTTATAACAAACTCATCTCTTATTTCTTTATAATCTTGACATCTATAATGACACTTAACTGAGTCTTCACCAAAAAAAGGTTCAACTCTTTTTTCTTTAACTAACCTGCATGTAACTATATATTGGTTTCGTTCATCATAAAGTCTACCAGTATTTTTCCATTTCCATTTATCTGTAGATTGCAAAAAAGTTGGAAACAACAATATACTAATTATCAATATTATTCTCATAGTACAATATACCTTATTTTTATATAGAAGACAACTACTTTAAGATGACATAAAATCTATGAAAGAAAATATTCCAAACAATATAATGACAACCAAATAAATCCAAAACCAATGACTATTCATACATTTTCTTAAAAATTTATCCACTTTATTTCCCCATAGCTTTCCATATAACATAGAATACAACCCACAAACTACATAGCGAGCCTACTCCAACCATAATCCACATAAGAAGTTGTTCTCTTTCTCTTTTTGCTCTTTCTATAGCTTCTTTTCTAGCTTTCCTTATTTGCGCTTGTATTCTTAGTAAATCATTCCAAGCATTCATTCCATGTGTTGCAATCAACCAGTTTCTCAGCTCATCTTCCATAGCCTTGGCTTTCTTCATTGCACCAAATGTTTCTAGTGCTTCTTCTTCAACAGAACCATACTTTTTACCTTTACTTTTTGCACTGCTATGAGTGTCCTTTATAGTTTGAGTCGCTGTCATCCAGCGACCTATATCACCATACATACTTTCAACTTCTCTACCGACTTCGAAGCCTTTCTTAATAGTATTAAAGGCAGCTGTAGCTGCTGTTATTGCTGTGATTGGATCCATGTTTTCTCTCTCCTTATAATATATTTATGTTTAATATTTTTTTTTATTTTACCTGTTGACCTTATTTCGATATTATGGGAATATAATAGTATAGTATAACATTTAACAAGGAGTGAGAATATGAACTATACTAGAACAATCAATATAGACGGACCTGCAGGTAATGCAATCAACCTTTGTGCTACAGCTAAACGTATGGCTAGAGATAATGGTGAGAATGGATCCAAGATAGTAAAAGAAATGATGGATACTGGTGAATATGATATGCTAGTTCAAACTTTTTTGTTTTACTTCGGCGATTATGTCAATCTTGTAAATAGTCATGGAGATGTACTTAATGATCAGTACATTAACGGAAGTTAAAAATGATAAAAGAAGTGTTAATGGTTATAGATTTAACCATATCAATGTTGGGAGGGAATACCTTCCCAATTCAAATAGAGATGATAACTACAGAAGAGCATTGTCAACAAGAGATTAAAAACTTTAATCCTATAAAGTTAAACTTTGTTGGTAATGTTATCAATGTAGTTGCAACCTGTCAACCGTTGACTGAATCGTTTGAAGGTGATATAATAGATGAACAAACAGAAGAAGGAGTTACATTATGATTAAGTTTGATCACAAAAAGTTAGCTAAACATACTAATATACATTTTATAGCTCAAGTAAAACAATACTTGAGAGATGCTAAGAATTGTATTGCTGAAGAGTTTAGAGCTGAACAAGATCCTATAAGGAAGAAAGAACTAGAAGAAGGTTCATATTATATTGAAAGACTTCAAGAGAACTTATGTGAAAAGATTTCTAAACCTGAGTTTAAGTTCAAAGCTAGCGACTTAGGACTTTAGTTTGAAAATATTATTACTTAGAAAAAGCAATTGTCCTTATTGCGACAATGCATTAGACTTTTTAAGAAAGACAAACCATACTATTGGAGTACTACAATGTGAGAAACGTTTTGATAAGTTTCCAAAAGATCTTGGTTGGAAGCCTGATATAGTTTTTAGTTTTAAGAACTATATGATCCTTCCTAAGAAAATAACTGATAGTACTCTTTGTATAAACTTTCATCCTGGACCACCAGAGCATCCAGGTAGTTGTTCTGCTAACTGGGCATTGTTCAACCAAGATAGTGACTTTGGTGTTACTGCTCATTTTATGAATGCTTTAGTTGATAATGGATTAATCTTTAGAGTAAGAAGATTTCCTATACTACCTGAAGATGATCTTGATGGTTTAATAGAAAAAGCTGATGTTGAAGTGCTTATGTTATTTCAAGAAATAGTTAGAGATATGACTACTACTTGGAAAGGTAAGCCACGAAGAGGAAAAGATCTTGATGCATTGATTGCAAGCGTACCTTTGGAAAATATGCAAGATAGATTAAAATTAGAGAGAGCAACAAAAAGAAGGAAAAGATTATGACTGAACTAACGCAAGGAATGTTTAAAGTTATTGCATCTACTTCATTAGGTAGAGCATTAGTTTACACAGCAGGTCATGTAATCATAGCAATGAATGTTGTATATTGGTTAACTGGAGCTTCATTATTTGAAGCTGGATTAGTAGCTTTAGTTGAACCATGTATAAATGGTTGTTGGTATTATTTGTTAGATAGAATATGTACAAGTATTAATAAATAACTTGTGGTTCAATTTAACTTACCTAAAAATTCAAAGATTGTCAAAGGCAAGACTTATGGTAAACCTAACAATCTTTCATTACAAATCTATCGTTGGAACCGAGAAGATGGATCCAATCCTAGAATAGATACATTTAATTTAGACAAAAAAAAGATAGGTCCAATGCTATTGGATGCTATAATGTATATAAAGAACAATGTTGATCCTTCTATAGCGTTTAGAAGGAGTTGTAGAGAGGGAATATGTGGTAGTTGTTCTATGAATATAAATGGAACTAATACATTAGCATGTTTAACTCCTATAGATAAAAAAGAATTTAAAGTATATCCTTTACCACATATGCAAGTAATGAAGGATCTTATAGTAGATCTCAAACCTTTCTTTGATCAATATAAAAGTATAAAACCTTATCTTGTTAATGATGATAAACCTAAGAAAGAAAGAATACAATCACAAGAAGATAGAAAGAAGTTAGATGGTTTATATGAATGTATATTGTGTGCATGTTGTAGTACAGCATGTCCAAGTTATTGGTGGAATAGTGAAAAGTTTTTAGGTCCTGCTATATTATTACAAGCGTATAGATTTATAGTAGATAGTAGAGATAAAAATAAAAAAGAAAGATTAGAAATGCTTAATGATGCATTTAAGTTATATAGATGTCACACTATTATGAACTGTACAAAGACCTGTCCTAAAGGTCTCAATCCTGCAAAAGCAATATCTAATATAAAAAAAGAAATTATTTTTAAATAACTGTTGACCTCAGAACGTTTTTTTAGTACAATAGTATAATAAGAGAAGGAGTTTATTATGCAATGGTGCTTTAACGAACATAAAGATGTCCCAAGAGACATTAGAGACTTTGTTGACAACGCTTCTGGCGGTCAATTTGACAATCTATCAATCGAAGAAATCAATGATTTCTTAACAAGCTATGACGCTTTCTGTAACCAGGATATGGCT